GATGTTTCACATCGTGTGTGTCGACGCTACCGTCGGCGCCGTTCGCTGGTTAGTCATTGACTCTAAGTGCGATCTTGCATTCATTAATGCGATTTCTTAAATTTTAAAATATATTTTATATTTTATATTGCCCTCTGCCCTTTCGGGTGGGGGGTTTTTCCTTTTCTGGTCCACAACACTACTTACTTACATACCTTATAGGAGTTGATATGGGTAAAAAACGAAGATTAAAAAGTTCTATGGCTAAATTTGGAGCTAAGCATGCAAGTCACCCTAGGATGATTCTATTGCATGCAGAAGCCACTCAAGCTGAAGAAAACAATGAAGAATTACAAAGTACTAGTACGCCCGCCCCGGCTGCGATCACCAAAGAGGTAGAGGACGTTGATGCAAAGACAACAACGACTCCCACTTTAAAGGCTGAGACTGTTGAAATAACAGAAACGAAAACAAAAACTAAGGCACGAAAACGTAGTACGACGACCAAAAAAGCTTCCTCGGCCACAACCACCAATAGTGCCAAAAAGAAGACAACTACAGCACGCCGACGTAGAACAACCAAGAAGAAAACTACAGATACCGCATCGGCATAAGATCCTTTACAATATAACCCTCATTATGAGTGGGGGTTTTGTGTTATAGTCCACTAATTACTGCGAAGGAAACCTTTTAAATGCCTACTAATCTTACGCCAATATCTCAAACAAGTGCAATTGTTTTAACATCCACGGGTTCAGCAGCCTTAGTTTCTGCAGCCGTCCCATACGGGATATACACTGGATCGGTAGATTTTCTTAGTGGTGCAGCCCTTCAGGTTAATTATGTCTATAAAAAACTTGGTGGTGATGTTGTTGATATTGAACTCACACCGGCCAATGTTTATGCTGCATATGAAGAAGCGTGTTTAGAATATTCATATATTGTCAACCTTCATCAAGGAGAGAATATACTTTCTGATGTTTTGGGTCAAACGACAGGTACATTTGATCATTTAGGTGATCGTAAGTCTGGACCGGAAAACGTTAACTTGCGATATCCCCGCTTCCAGTTTCAGCAAGCCCGCAAGATAGGGGATGCTGTGGCAACTGCAGGCGGTTACGGCGGCACAACGCCAATTTATTCTGCCTCCTTTGCAACAGTACAAGGACAGCAAGATTACGATCTTCAAGATATTATTGTGAGCGCTTCTAATTCGGGTGTTGATTCATCTGGTAAAGCGGTTCCTTTCTCCGGCGCTGTGGGAGACAAGAGAGTTATCATCACCCGCGTGTGGTACATGTCCCCCAGAGCTATGTGGCGCTTTTATGGCTATTATGGCGGCATCGGTGTTGTTGGCAACTATTCGACATATGGGCAGTTTTCAGATGATTCTACATTTGAGATTATACCTACATGGCAGAATAAAATGCAAGCGATCATGTACGAAGATTCCATTTACACGCGCACGTCGCATTATTCTTATGAGATAAAAGACAACAAACTGCGTCTTTTCCCGTCGCCTGATCAATACGGATTTGGTGATGGGTTAAATGATCGTATTTGGGTGAATTTTTATGTCGATCTTACAAACGCTTGGGAGAAGAATGCTAGCTTTAACGATGGCACCGAGGGCATCAATAACATTAATACGCTTCCATTCGACAATGTGCCATATGCCAATATTAATGCAATTGGTAAACAATGGATTCGTAAATATGCTTTGGCACTATGTAAAGAGATGTTAGGACAAATACGTGGCAAGTTTACTACGATGCCTATTCCCGGCGAGAGTGTGACTCTAAATCATTCAGAATTACTGTCACAAGCAAAGGAAGAACAACAACAGCTTAAAGACAAATTGATGGAGATCCTTGATCGGGTTAATTATAATGAACTGGCTAAGGCTGATGCAGAGATGACCGATGCTGCTGTCCAGGCTTTGAAGAATTCGCCTCTTCCGATTTTTGTAGGATAACCTTTTAAATGTCTAGTGACAACCCATGGAAAAGACCAGAATCGCCCCCTCCTCCACTTTTCTTAGGAAAGAAAGAGCGTGATTTAGTCAAGCAGGTTAATGATGAGCTAATTGAAAAGGTCATTGGCCAGCAAATTCTTTATTATGCTATTGATGTTGAACGTACCAATTTTCATGAATTGTATGGAGAGGCTATAGAAAAGACATTCTTGCCTCCTCTTCGTGTATATGCATTAGTTGAGTTTACTGATTTTTCTACGGAATATATGGAAGGGGTCGGTGTCGATGCCACGTGGGAAATTAACGTACATTTTCATAAGAAGAGATTAGAATTAGATCAGAACCTACATGTACGTGAAGGTGATTTTGTTTTATATGATGATAATTATTATGAGATTGTGAAGCTGTCACAGCCTAAACTTTTGTTTGGACAAGCTGGACAGTCATTTGAAATAGTCGCTAGATGCCGCAGAGCCAGAGAGGGATTGTTCAGTGCTACCTAAAAATTTTGATTTTACCATGCTTCCACCGGGTACCAGCCTAAAGTTAAGTGAAATTGGTATGCTATCTTCTACTATTGAGAATATTGATTATTCAATTGTTTCATGGCTAAAAGAAGATTTAAAACTTAGCGCAACAACTAATAGTGGCTGGCGACAAGTGCCAGTCCTCTGGCAGACTCCAGAACGCTCCTTTCAGATTAAAAACGATAAAGCTTTAAGGGATTCGAATGGCGCCCTAGTTCTCCCTATTATTAGTATTGAAAGAACAGGCATTACGAAAGATCCAACACGAAAGGGAGCCTATCAGGCGAACCTTTATTCAAAAGATAAGAATGGCCGCGCAGGGCGCATGACCATAGCCAAAAGAATAGTTGAAGATAAGACTCGCAATTACGCAGTAGTTGGTAATACGAGAAGAGGAAATTATACCTCTACCAAAGAACAAGAATATTATCCTCGCATCAATAAAAAGATAGTCGTACAGAGTTTATCCATTCCAATTCCAGTATATGTGAACGTAGAATACAAGATAATAATCAAATCAGAGTATCAACAGCAGATGAACGAGCTTCTTGCTCCTTTCATGACACGCACTGGGCAGATTAACGCATTTCTTTTGAGAAGAAATGGACATTTATACGAAGCGTTTATAGATCAGGGCTTTGTTCATACTAATAATGTTAACAACTTAGGCGAAGACATGCGCATGTTTACGTCAGAAATCTCTATTCGAGTTTTGGGCTACTTGATAGGGGAAGGTGAGAACGATGACCGTCCAATAGTAAGGGTGGAAGAAAACGTGGTTGAATTGACTTATCCGCAAGAAGGTATAGTTCAAGAAGACGAAGATGGTTTTTACACGATCACATCCTGATGTCAAAGTTTTAATTTATTAGACTTCCTGAAGACTTTTGAAATCCAAAATACTATTTAAAGTATGATTGTGACACCAATTAATTCTATTTTTTAAAGAGAGGAACCAATAATGTCAGTAAAGAATTTTAAATTTGTATCTCCTGGGGTGTTTATCAACGAAATTGATAATTCATTCATACCTCAGTCCGCTGATGCAATCGGACCCGTTGTCATTGGACGCGCCCAGCGCGGATTAGCGATGCAACCTGTCACTGTAGAATCTTATTCTAAATTTGTGGAGATGTTCGGGGATACAGTTCCTGGCCAGGGTGGAGGTGACATCTGGCGTGATGGCAACTTCCAATCTCCAATGTACGGTACGTACGCTGCTAAGGCTTTCTTGCGCGCAAACGTTGCTCCTCTTACATATGTGCGCCTTTTGGGTCAGCAGTCCGCCAATAATGATGGCACCGCTGCAGCCATGGCCGGCTGGCGCACAACTGGCGTGCCTAAGACCGGTTCGGACGGTGGTGCATATGGACTCTTTATCGCTAAGTCTTCCTCAACTGGTGTTTTGACAGGCGACACAAACGGATTCCACCTTGCCGCTATCATTTATGTGCAGAGTGGTTCTGCACTCCTCTCTGGTACTGTCGCAGGACAATGTGCTGCATCGACGCCAAAGGGACACGCTTCCACACACGGTGCTACTTCGACCCTGGTGGAAAGTGATTCGTCTGGAAACTTTAGCTTGGTTGTCCGAGGTATCACTGCAGGTGAAAAGAAATTCACAGTTAACTTTAATGACTCTTCAGAATTGTTTATTCGCAAGCGTCTTAACACCAACCCGCAGCTTACTTCGGGACAAGGTGTCTTTTATCCTTCCGCTTCGTATGAAGACTACTGGCTGGGTGAAACTTTCGAACAAGAACTTCGCGAACGCAGTCTTGAGGGAGGCGGAAGCGACATTCTGATCGGCTGTATCGCTGGGCTTGCCTCTGGAAGTGCTGAAACGACTGGGCCGAGCCGGATGAAAGGACAGCCTTCGCAGGAAGCAATTGCTGGCTGGTTTATCGGACAGGATCTCGGAACTTATAGCGCATATCAGCCCGCTAATGCCACCAAGTTGTTCCGCCTTATTGGTCGTGGACATGGCGAGTGGATGAACAGAAACATCAAGGTTTCTATCGAAAAGATTCGACAGTCCAACACCACCGTTAGCGATTACGGTACTTTCTCCATTGTCTTGCGACAACTCATGGATACTGACAGTAACGTTGTGGTGATGGAGCGATTCGATAATTGTACTCTTGACCCATCTTCCCCGGATTATGTCGGACGCAAGATCGGTGACAAGTATGATCGTTGGGATGCAACAAACCGTGTTCTCAAGACCTACGGTGATTATGATAATCAGTCCAAGTTTGTCCGCATTGAGATGAATGCTGATGTCGAGGCCGGAGCAACGGACCCCGTTCTGTTGCCATTTGGATACTTCGGACCTCCCAAGTTAAGAGATACAGCTAATATCCCAGGAACAGGATCCGTGGCCCAGTTGGCTCAGAGTTTCCTTGTCTTGGGTGCTACCCTACCCGGTTCGCCCACTGTGTCGTCCTTTGCTTCACGTCTGCTCTCTGCTTCATATACCGGACATGGTGGACTGACAGCTTCTTTCCACTTCCCGTCTGTTCGCTTGCGTAATGCGGCAACTGATGGTGGACTGTCCGATCCAACAAATGCATATTTCGGATTTGAAGTCACACGAACAGCCACCTCTACGCGTCCTGACCGCA